ATATCACAACGTCAGCCCATCGGTTAGTAACTCAGATAGGAACCTGGGGCCGCGTTGTTGACCGCTCTGTCTTCACCAACACCCCCCCTGCCGAAAACCCCGACCCGATTGACCAGGACTCCACTGGTGAACGATATTTCAAAATAGTCAATAACCCATTCGTTTCTGCCGCCGTCACAAATTTTCGTGATGTTTCTCGTTTGTTTGTCAGTGCAAAAGGGTTAGAGCCTGACGAAACAGGTGCGTTTTTCCCGGCTCAGCTTATTTATACGCAACCGGAACGAGGCAACCAGGAACAATTTGACCTGCTTGCCGACCAATATGATGAAAAGTTTCAAGGCGGGTTTGCTGCCATCTTACAAAGCTTACAGCAGCCCGCGTTGACATACGGACGGGCAATCGGAGAGATTGACTGGCAGCGTGATGATAATGACAAATGGCTTGCGCCTTTTATTTGGAGCCGCGATCCGGAAGAGTATTTATTTTCCCCACCTGGTTTCAAACCGGGACTCTACAAAAAGAACCATACGTACTCAACCGCCAATTCCGGCGATATTACATTAATGCCCCCCGGTCGGTTTATGTTCATTTCGTACAATTCCTTATACAATAATCCTTACGGGCAGGCAGCTATTCGACCGCTTGCGAAATTTGTAGAACGCTGGGAATCCGTATTTGATGACTGGACGCTAGGGCTGAAAAAAGCAGCCCTGGGAGCGTGGATTGGCGAGTATGACCAAACACTTGCCGGGGAGTCAACAGCAGCGGTGAATGCGAGAGCATTATATTCAGAACAAATTGGAAAGATTTCTAATAGTACACATTCAATTTTTGATGCCCGGAATAATGTCCGATCGGAAAAACTTGACTTTGAAGCTCAGTCGTTTCTCGATTTTCATACGGCATTTGTCCAGACGGTGAGTATATTATTGACAGGAAGCGCAACGGCTCTTATTGAGGGGAAATTTGGGAGTTTTGCGAAAGAAGAAGCAACGAGCGTTAGACAGAAGTCCGATCTTGAACAATCAGATGCCATGTTGTTGGGGATTGCGTTCACAGAACAATTTAATAAATTTTTTCTGCATATCAATTTTGCAGAAGTTGATCTTATTCCACAGCTTCAACTAATTCGCCCTGAGTTGATCACACCTACGACCCCGGAAGGCCAGCAAACACAAGAAGAAATTACGGTTGAGTCAGAAGGGGAAGAAGAGCCGGAAGAAGTTTCAGAATTACAAGAGGAAGAGAAAGAGGAAGAAGAGGAGCGCCCTGTGTTTGGGTATCCTACATTTCCTTCAGAAGATAACGAGCCGGACATTTATTTTGATGTAACGAAAGAGGCTGAGCAGCATTTAGATAATATGCCTGTGAAAGCCTATCGGGATGTAACGCCAGAAGAAGCCCCTTTTGTGTTTACAGTTAAACGACTTCGTACAATTCCAAACCAGAAAGCACTTTTGACACAACTCAAAAATGCTGTAACAAAAACCCTCTTTCTGAAAACAGAAGCCGATGCCTGGAAACAATACATCAGAGAAGCCCGGTCAATATTTCAGAGCATTAACAGACCCTTAACGATTGCATTAGAGTCTGATCTCATCACGAGTTTTCGACAAACGCGACAACGGGCGTTCCAGGCAGGGATTGACAATTTAATTGAAAATTCAGATGAGTTACATGCAATCCGTATCGAAACACGGGGAGATAGTAGCGTCCGCCCAATTCATCAACTTTGGGATGGGGTTATTTTGAAACCAGACGACCCGCGTGTTCAGCAGACTCGATGCCCTATGGATTTTGAATGCCGGTGTAATCAGTTCCCAGTATTTAAAAACGATGCGGATAAATTTCCGCTAACGCCAGAAAGTGACATCCCGGAAACGTTACCCGGGCAAAGTTACAAACACTATGTTCTGCCACAAGAGACAGAAGTAGACGAATAACCACTATTTGACAGAAGGCAATCATTTCTGAGCGGCGCGCACCATTTAGAAATGTAGAAAAAAGGCGGCTTTATTGGGAGCCAATACTCCTGATAAATGCCGTCTTTTTTTGTGCCTAATCGTATGGAAGTCATCGAATTAGCAGATATTTTGAATGTACCAATCTTGAAAGCTGGTACACATCACAGCCATAATTCCGGAATACTCACAATTTCTGAGGAGCAACTTGAGGATACGATAAAGGGATCGAATGATTGTCGTGAATTGATTAAAGAGAGCCTTACAACCGGGAAGTATCGAGGGAACGACATAAAATTATCGAAAATGCCAGGTGTACTGAATTTGCATCATGACGCAATTTTGGATGAAACTGTCAAAGATCGCGTGAAAGATGTCTCTGTCGAGTTTGGGAAGCAAGAAATCGATGGTGAGATGTGGATGACAGAAACATTTAGAAATGTTCCCCAGGACATTGCAAAAAGTATTCAGACACACTTTCCAGGGCGAAGCGTGGAATTATTGCCGCTCACCAATCCTGATACTGGGGTAAAATATCCGATGGTTGTCAGGTCAACAGCATTTTTGGATAAATGGACAGCCCCCGCCGTAAAAGGCCAAAAACGAGACATCACAGTAGAATTTGCAGAGGGCGAAAGCCCAATCATAGTGCTCTTTTCGGGCACAGAATATCAACAATCAACACAAGGAGCAGAGAACATGGGAGAAGAAACAAAAAAGGAAGAGAAAAAAACTCCTGATGTGTCCGAATTAAAGGAAAAAGAGGCACAGATCAAGGAGTTGCAAAAGAAAAAAGCTCAAGACTTTGCCATGATTAAAGAAATGCAGGCAAAACAAGAAGCGGCTGAGCAGGCTGTCATCGAATTGCAGAAGAAACAAAACGCTGCTGAAGTTCGGGAATTTATGTCCGATTTAGGGCATAAAACTCTCCAGGGAGAGCATTCGAGTTACAATGTCAGTGCAGCCTTTTTGGAAGTGATTGAGCCGATTATCTCAGGAACCGGGCGTCAAACTGTGATTGAATTGGCAAAAGGTTCGCAGCCAATGCGAAAGACGCTAGAAGATGTGTTCACAAAAATCGTTGAACTTGCAGGGAAAGGCGCGTTGCTTGTGCCGGTTACAGAAATGGGAGCGATGCAGCATAAGGAACCCGGCAATGAAAATAATCAGAGTATTTTAGAGCAAGCACAGGAAATTCAGGCTGCTCAAAAAATTTCATATAGCACGGCACTTTTACAAGCGCAACGCAAGGGAGGAAAATAAATTATGTCCTTGAAACAAGGTTGGAAAATTCACGAATCAACTAATTTAGCTGTTGATATTTTAGCTGACGTTTCCGAAGGGGAAGTCGGCAAAATCATTGCGGCCGTAGCTCCATCAACAGAGCCTACAGCAGAGGCCGCAGGAGCCGGGGACATGCCAGCAGGTGTCTTTTCGCGTGATATGGATTATAGCGAAGGAGAAACACGAACGGAATTGGTGCGCGGGCCAAGCATTGTTGTTGTTGCCACCGCTGCTGCTATTACTGATTTAGATGTTCCTGTGATGGTTGCCGCTGCTGGGACTTGTACGCCGGTTACAGCAGATCAAGATATTATTCTGGGGAAACCCCTTAACTTGCAGGCAACGGTAGGCGGGGATGTCAAAATTGACTTGACTCTCATGGGTTCCTACTATGCTTTAACATAGGAGGCTAAACGATGCCAAACCAAAAAACAATTATAAAGCAAGAATACAGCCAGCTTGCTTGGGAACATACCGATATTGCTTCAAATTTAATCTATAATCAGGTTTCTCCTGGCTTTGGAATCGATGACGAAACCGGTCAATTCCGAGTCGGGGCTGATGACGATTGGTTTGAAGAACGATACACAAAAATGAGCAAATTCACAATTGCTGAAGAGCATGGTGAGTCTGATTCACTTGCAAATTTTAATCTTAAACCAGAGGCGATTGCTTGGAAATATTCTAATTTGGACTTAAACCATCCTCAAAAGTTTGGTTCTCGCTCACGGCAGGAAATGATTAACAAACGATTTATCAGGGAATCGAGATTGTTAAAAAAGAAGAAAGAAAAAGATTACTATGCGGCCGTTGCGACAGATGCAAATTTTGTTGACGGCACATATTTTAATGACGCTACTGTAAAATGGAGCACACCAGCAACCGCAGATCCGGTATTGGATATTACAACCGGAAAACTTATCGTTGATTCTGCCAATGCGTTAGCAATTCCTTATCGTTCGTTTGTCGACTTACAAAATGTTTCGAGACTGCAATCGCTCACAAATGTTGCCGGGCTGAAGCGTGATAAAGGCATTAATCCTACAATTACTGTTGATTGGTTGTTGAATGTATTTCAGCTTGATTTTATTTTCGTAGCACGCGGCAAATTGAAAACTGATAGTTCTGACCCTTCGAGTTCTGCAAGAAGTGATATTTGGGGAAATAAAGCACTATTATTTTATTTTAATCCTTCTGAAGATAATG